AAATACCCACAATTTTGTTTATACATCGTTCGGCCACTTCTTCAGGGGTTTGTCCCCTGTTCTGGGTAGTTATTACATCTACCTTGAAATCACTATTTATGCCAAGCTCCGGTGTTCTCATGCCTTCTCCCTTATTACCATTCCCGTCCGATATTCATCCGTAACTTCCTTCGCCTCACCATATTGTTTCAAGGCCACTAGGGATTCAGCAAATCGTTTTTCGTACATCTGTAAAAGGGCTGGATCTCCTTTCATATAGATATACGCTTCAATTAAACACCCGTATAACAGGGTTAATTCCGCGTTTATACTGAGCCACGTAGTAGACCCATCCGCTCCTGCGGTAAGACTGTCGGGCCGGTAGTAATAATGCAATTCTACATCATAACTGCTGTCTGGAGTGGGACCAATGATAAAGTTGGCTACATCAAAAACCGCGTAAAAGCGGGGGCCTCCTGTAGTAAGCACATCCGGATTAAAAGCTTGTATAAAGTTAACACTCTTGAAATCCAGAAAATTCTTTTCGTTGCTTGCATCAGTATAGGACAACGAAAAAGGCGCTAAAAAGTCAGTAGGCATTGTCAGATATTCGTCTGCCTGTGTCATGTTTCCGGCAGAATTCTTACGAAACAAGCTTAATTGCACGGTCTTCAGAATCCGTTCTTCCGAGGAACGAATAAAAATAGGAAGATTAGCCACAAAGGACGTTTCCGCATTTTGGGTGTATTCCTGTATCGCTGTCTTCATTTGTGCGTATGTAAAGGACATTATGTTGTTGTCACCGTTACCTGACCCACCTGACCAAAACAATTCATAGGGCGCCAATTACCATTGTCCGCCACATTTGGAACACCCACGTAAATAGATAGAACCATGGGTGAATTAGGCCGTGCATCTTTCAGGGCTTGCGGATCAGTTACATGGAGTCGCGGATCAAGTTGGGGTTGTTTCTTTTCCCACTCGTCGCGCCCCACCAATAACCCGGTCCATTCCAGTTTCATGTCATTGAGTTTGTACTGGAACCCGGAGCGATCCGAGATACCCAATGCGAACTTTCCTAATGCAAATTTAGACATTAGTTAAACCTCGAATAACCAAGTCCGGGCTGAATAGTAAAAGACGCTCGATCACGATCTTCCACCGCCGCCCTGTCAAATTCTTCGTCATAAATCGTTTTTAACATTTGTGTGCGATCCGGGGCACGTTTGAGGGACAAGTAATAAGCCAAACCTGCTGCTAAACACGGATAAAACCGGAAAGGGACTTCAAAGGTATTGGTATAGGCATCTGCGTCCTGAATACGGGTTAATCGGTTAAAAATAATAATATCCGTATTGTTATTTGGAACAGGCCATACTTTTAGCTCCGGGGTAATCAACCTATTCAAAAAGAACTGATCGACACGGCCTTCACTCGTTTTATTGGGAATTGTGAGGTAATCGTCCCGGCTAACCCGTGGTACGGAATAATCAGTGTCATCCCGCCGTACTACCGTACTTAAAATATCAATAGTGCTTTGGACATCGGAAAAATCAACGGCTGCTGTCAATGCAGTCGTAGCCCCGCTGCTTCCACCGGTTAAGGTATCGGCGGTAGTAAAGAGTCCTACTGGAATGGTGATCGCAAAAGAAGTAGCAGAGGGTAAGTTTGTTATAGAACAGGTAGCCCCGCTGACACTGCCGGTAATGGTTTCACTAACCGAAAATGCACCAGAAGCTCCTACTGCCATGGTCAAAGTTCCACCAGGATATACCCTAATCCCTACAGCCGTAGTGATACTGGTTTGTTTAATCGTCCACTGGTTTAAGCCCCGATTCGCCCATTCCGCCAATAATAGATTTAAGGAGCGTTTTGCCGTTTTCAGGTCATAACCAGTCCTGACCTCAAGGCCACACCGTTCAAACGCTTCTTCGATGTAATCCGCGACATCTAAGTCAAAATCAGTGGAACTGGACGTTGCCATTTAACTTCTCCTTCTTCCGGCTCCCCCTCCTCCACGCATTCGGACAGGAGACTTACCTTGCGGAACACTTTGTCCCATGGCTAATCGCTTGTGCTGGGGGGTTAGGTCCGGATTACGGGCCTGCTTTTTGGCCGCAGTTCCTGCGGCACCTAAGTGTACTGATCGTTTGCTAGAAGACTTGGAGCCACGCTTACCTTTATCCATAGTGCCAACGGCAGAATACGCCCGTTTTCCCATGGCTTTCTCGGTGCCTTTACTCTCATCCCGGCGGGATTTAAGACTTTGGCTTTTACTTCCTTGGTTCCGTTCGCCCAAGGACTCATCCAGTCGTGCGTTGTAACCTTGCTTTTTACGTGCCATTTTTTAATCTCCGGTAATAAGATTCACGAGTTTTATAGATATCTTCCCCATTAAATCTATCCAGGTGCTTATCATAATACTCAGTGCCTTTAAGCTTCTGCGAAGCTTCATGCAACTTACTCAAGCGTTGAACAAAAATGAGGGCGTAGGGATCGCCTGTTTTTGATATAAATTCAACGTCGTACACTGATCCATATTCGACATCATCAGGATGAACTCCCATTAACCAGATGTCCTTTTCAATAAAAATCCCTTCTGCAATCGCGCCGTTTAACCCTTCTAAATAATAATGAAACTCCTCGGGTTCTTTAAACATAAGATCCACTACAATTACTATGTCAAAGCGGTCATCAAACGTGGAAATAATGGTAGTAAGGTCCTGAAAGCCGGGAGAAGCCTTAAAGCCAATACCTACTTTCTTCTCCGCCCAAGCAACCTTCGCATAAGGACACGGTGCCATATCAGAAAAATTAGGATTAGATTCCTCCAGTGCCACGGAGGACCACTCCCTTATCTCTTTGCGTATTGCCTCTTCCTTATCCATCTTCCTTAATTATAAAACACAGTAAAGGCGGTTACGTCGGTGGTCGTAAAGTTTACATACGCACCATCGCTACACAAAACTCCCTCATCTGGTATATCTGGGTAATCGGCGGTGCTGGCGGTGCCCGAGGTCATAAACTTTATAACCGAAGTGCCACTAGAGGACCCGTTTTTAAAGTCAAGAACACCTGCCGCAGCACTATTAACGAAATAAATACCGCGTAAACGAGTACGCCCTGCAAACACTACCTGATTGACCGTAGTTCCTGAACCCACGGTTACTGCCCCAGCCGTAGCACCATCAACAGCTACTTGTGTGACTGTCTCAAAGAGAGCTGTAGTTGAAACCGTGGCACTTCCTCCGGGTCCTGCTATAGTTTCAGTGACAGCCGTACCATCCGTAGCTGTTCCAGTAAAAGTAAAGTTTTTACCTGTTTCACTAGATCCACCAGAAGTGACAGTGGCGTTCCGAGCCGGAACTAAAGTAGCAACACCACCCGCTGTCAAAGCGCCGTTAATAGTTAAATTAATCGCACCACCCGGTGTTTGCGTCAGACATATTCCGTTAGGATCAGCCGCCGCTAAACCAGTAGGAGTGATATAGGTCGAAAAAGTATCGGAACCAGCCATAAATTACTCCTTGATTTCGCCACGAAGGACCATTGCTTTATAAGCAGCACTATTAGACGGAGGTAAGGTCCCGGTTGCTTTCTTAGCCGGTGCTTTCTTAGCAGCCACTTTTTTAGCCGGAGCCTTTTTAGTCGCCATTAATAAGTCACTCCGCGATCAACCGCAGCCATTATGTAATCGACATTCATGCTCTTAGTGCCTGTAGCATCCCCGGACACTTCAGCCGCAGCCGGTGTCATCAAGGAAGTAGGAATATTAGTGGTATGCGTACCAACCAACTGCCGGTTGTAATAAAACTGAACCGTATCAGTAGTTGTACCTTTAGTGCCAATAAACCCTACAGTTACATAAGTGTCATCAGTCAGGTTGTAAGCAGCAGCAAGTTCTGTCTCTGTCTCTGTATCCGCTGCTTCTGTGATTAATCGAGTAAGAGAAGAGCCATCATCTAGCTGAAAACCTATGCGATTTGAAGCAGTAAAAGCATTTTCCGGGGCCGTTACAAAATTTTCACAAAGCCCTATCCAAGCGTCCATTTGCCCCACACTACTACCAGAGGTACTAGCAACAGAAAAACGGGCTTCAAAAAAGAGCCTTTCTCCAGCAGTTGTAGGGAGCTGAAAAATCTCATTACCCTGAATCGAAGAACCATCATTATCAGTAGTAGCTTGGGAAGTAAGAGCAACAACACCTGTAGCCGTATCAGCCAAAATAGCAACCGTAGCACTGGTATCTTTGACCACCGTCCAGTCATTGGTAGCATCTAGGGCTATACCGGTGAAATCATCTAGGAAAACCGCCTGATCGGGCCAAACCCCAACTTGCAGATTTTCTAGCCCTTTACGGGCAGCGGAATAAAGAATTGGACCTTTAAAATGAGTAGCCATGTAGTGTCTCCTGTCGTGGCTAGTGTCTATCTCGGGATGAGATAGTCAGGTAACAGGATCAGTATACATAAATAAAAAAAGGGCGACAAGATTGCCGCCCTTTTCTTAATACATTGCTGTATTTATGCGCCGGGAGTGCCAAAAACACATCGCCAGTCAGACACGCCGAAAGAATATCTTTCACGCGCCTTAAACCGCATATTACCAGTGTCAAAGTCCCCTTCCATCGCTGTTTTCAGCGGAGTACGGTTGAAGAGCTTGAAGCCGTTTGGACAGTCAGTTTTAACGAAATACGCATCTGCGTCAGTGAAAAAGTGGTTAACCACCGCTCCCTCTGGAAGCATTCCCATTGATTTCATTGCGTTTATGTCGTTATCTGCCGAACCCGGACGAAGATTAGAGTTAATAATCCTTTCCGCTATAAATTGAAGTTCTTTAGGAATCAACAATTTAGTACCACGTACCGCGATCTTCAGCCCACGCTCATCGGTAAACCCAGCAATCTGTATGAGGATTTCTTCAAGAGAAGTCTCATTCAAATCGGCAGGTGTTGCCAACAAGTTGTTCTGATTACCCGATAAGCTGGGGTGAGCTGCGGAACACAGTGCAGCGCCATCGCCTATGGGAGAACCGGTAGAAAAAGCATTGTTCATTACCGTCGCACCTTTAATTTGCTTGGTTTGAGACATTGAACGTGCTAGTGCCCGAGTGTAGCGTTTAGCAAGACTATCATAAAGATTGTCCTCTACTGCTTCCTCGGTGATGCTAAAAGCTAAAGCAATGGTTTCCATTGTATAACGAGCGGTATAAGTTTCTTGCGCGTTATCAAAGTTAATTGCACTACCTTCACTCTTAACAGGGGCCGTTCCGAAACCGGACAGCATAACTTCTTCTTCAAAAGCTCTGTCAGAACTTTCAGATTCAAAGATTTCTGCTGCTTCGTCTTCATAACGGTCATATTCCAACCCGAATAAGGCATTCAACCCGGGTTCTAGTTCTTTCGCTAGTTGTGCGCGAGAAATAGTCATCTAGGGCCTCCTTATAAACCGGTTGAGTCAGCAGTCGACTGTGAATCAAAGCGTCGAGTGCCAGCGTTAAAGTGAGCGTTTAACCGAACTATTAGGGGAATACCCGCTGCGGTGTAATCACTATTTGCGTCATCATCTACAATACCGACAATACGCAAAGGTAATGTCGCTGTAGTGTTAACATTCGCCACACTAGCCTGGGAATTGGATACGCCAGTATCGGTAGAACCGGTACGGGCAGATGTTCCCAAATCAGTGTTAGCAAAGATAGTTGCTACCGCAGTAGCTCGATTGGTTAAAGAAGCATCCGAAGATACTTGAAACAACTGGTTTGGATTATCAGCTACATAAACGCGGACAGGATGATTCGTGTCCACACTTACTGCGCCTGATCCGGGCCAGTAGTTCAACCACACTGGTTGCTTCCGAACGGAGTCTTGGTACATAACACCAGTTAAAACACCCAGTGCTTGAGTTGTACCCCCCGCTGTATCACCTGCATAATCTATATACCCAGAAGCAAGTGGGACAACAATTCCGCCGTTGTAGATAACATTAGTGTTATTACTAGCGATTTCGTATTCTGTGATACCCGTTGAATTGGGACCACTACCCACCATACCAATAGGACGTAGACCGTAGGCAGTTTCTTGATTTGCCATAAGACTAATCTCCTAAGAAATTAAAGGTCACTCTTTACGAGGACCACCAAAAGTTACACGAGTTTGACGGTCAGGTTTACTGATCGCCATAGAAGAGTGACTGTTTTCTCGCATCAGATTATCATCTACAGCTTGTTGTAGATCTCTTGCTCGACCCTGGTAATAATCATTTCTTTCTTTTACCGTTTCGAGTGGTATACGAGCTAACATTAACCCTCCAACCCCAAAAACACCTTCGTATTTTCCTGTTTCAACAACCGGAGACTCGAAATCCGGATACTCTGAAGCTCGAACAAGTTCGTAGCCTTCTCGTAACCGGGCAGAAACATTTTTCGTGTCTTGAAAGCCACGTGCTTCTGCGCGAATCCATCGATGTTTGTACCCTTCGGGTGCAGGTGGTGCGTCCAAACTAGAAGCGGGTGCCCAAGGTTTCCTTTGAGCCTTTTTTTCTCTAGTTTCCGTTGCGCGAGGAGTTTTTGTGGTGCCCTCAAAACCTTTTTTGCTTTCAGACATCTCAATCCTCCTATTTAACGTATTTCGCGTATTCTGATTCAGGCACCCCTAACTTAGCCGCAATAGTTCTTTGGCTAGGAGAGAGTTTTACTTGCCTTCTAGTACGTCCAGTTCGTGAGCGGGAAGCTCCAGCAACCGTCTGAGCGCCACGTCTTGCTGTTCCGTTAGTTCTAGCAGCGGGTTCCGAACCCGAAAAATTATCCGGAAACATGTCCCGAATGCGGAGATCAATTTCATCATAATACTCATCGCTCGTTGGGTCAAATCCTTCTTCCTCTACTAACACTTCATGGATAGCTCTGGCTGCTCCCGTCATTGCTACATCTCGTTGCGGAGTTTGAGCCATGGAAAACCATTTATTCTTACGTGCCCACTCTTCCGCACGGGGGTCCCGTTGCTGTTGTGGTTGCTGTTGTGGTTGCTGTTGTGGTTGCTGTTGCTGTACCTGTGCTTGCTGCTGCTGTACCTGTTGTCTTGCTTCAGAAACACGCTTGGCTTCTTCCAGCTTGGCTTTTTGAACGTGAATCGCAGTTAATCTACTCTGGGAAGAAACCGTAGCATCTGGGTCAGCACTGCGAACGGCCTGTTTAAGAGCTTCCTCTGCCGCCTTTTCTTCAGCAGCAAGTCGCCCTGAATATTCCGACATATAACCATGATCTACCTGCTGTAAACGAGTCTTAATTTTTTCAGATTCAGCCTGTACCGATCTCGCATAACCAATCGCTTCCTGCTCATTTCGCTCCGCATCCCGCATTTTTTTAGTAAGTCGGTTAATACGTTTCTGCACCGATTCGGAATATTGTTCAACCTCTTCCTCCTCTTCTACCGAGCCGCTAGCAACTTGTTCTTCCGCTTCCTCTCCCCCGGTAGTCACCACCGTCTCTTCATATTCATCAAAATCCAAGTCTACCTGCCCATCATCCACTACATGCGTTTGTTTATTCGCCTTTGCCATTGCTCTCTCCGTTAATAACTGAGTATATCGTCAGGATTTTTAATCGTAGCCAGAACTTCGTCATCGTTAAGAATACGGACTTCACCGCCTTCTATACGAAAGCGCGAACCGGCATAACGAGGGAAGATTACCCATTCCTTTTCATTACACCACGGGCCATCCGGAAACTTATTCGTATCGGCATAACAGAGGGGACCTTGCTTCAACACATAGCCCACTACTGTTTGAACCTGATCCTCGTCCAATTGCTGATCGGTCAAGAGAATGCCGCCAGAGGTTCTTCCCTTACCTCTGTAGGGTAAGACAAGTAACCTCCAACCCGTTGGTTGGGGCATACGGTCTAATAAAGCGGGATTGATAGAATCCGGGTCCAGGACCCGTTCCTCTGGATCTATATAGGCGTCTTCTATCGAAGTTTCTGTGGACATGTCAGTCATTAAATTGCTCCTGTTTATCTAGTAGGCCCGAGAGTTCCTGTTCTATGTAAGATAAGGCACTAACTTCTCCCATGAGTTTTTGATACTCTTCCATGGACTTAATGCCGTTATTTCCTAAAATGTCTATTACGCTATTCCGTCTATCCTTAATTAGTTTTTGAATAAATTGAATTACATCAATTTCATCCATTCGCATATTCCCTCATGTAATTAGATATAATCGTAGCTTATCTTATACTATTTTATTCCTATTTTCCAAATGCGCTTGTCTAATGAGTTCTTTGCTTTGCCCAACATATTCTACGGCATGATGATGCTTTAATAATTCTTGGCAAACCCATTTGTCATAAACTTTAAAATCTCCCAGATAACGGCCATATTTACCCGTATCTTTGTAAGTTCGCAAGGTAACTACGGTCCCTACTGGCATAAATTCTTCTACGAATTTCTTGGCTAATAAGCCGTATTTTTTCTCTTCTTTGTCTCGGGTTCGAGACTCCGGCGCGTCAATTCCGTACAAACGAATACGCCCACGCTTGCCGCAAACATGAGTATCCCAACCAAGATCCACATCCACATCTACTGTATCCCCATCTACAATTTTTAATATTGTTGCGGAGTACTCATACATACATATTTGTTAAAATCATGTCTGTTACTTCTAAGGCTCTGCCTTTCACTTGTTTTGCCCATTTTGACTGCAAAAACTCAGTAGCGGCTTCCTTGTGATTTTCGTTTTCCATGTGAGAAATCGCCCTTTTAAACGTAGCAAAACGAACTCTACCTAAATTAAAGTGCATGTTGATAATAGCATCACGTCTTGCACCTTCTTCAAGGTCGTCAAACCAGTCATATTCTTCGCTTAATTCTTTAACGGTTCGTTCTATATCATTTTGAAGCATATAGTCGATTTCGGCGTCACTAAGACCTAAGCCGTGATGCCTTCGGCTATCACTAATATTCCTACCGCACCCAATCGTTAAAACGCCAAGACTATCCCTATAAGCGTGGTGCTTTACGCCCTCGTGGCGTTTAAGTGTTTCTAACAACTTTTCCATGTCTTTTTCCATCGCTACAGCATCTAAACTAAAAAAAAGAAGCGTTACTAAGGACAAAAGTAGATAACGCTTCATAGGAAATCTATAGTTTAAAGAAAAGCCAAAGCTTAATTATCGCTTCCAGATTCCGCACCACTTTTGGTAGTTGCATCAGCGGTTTCCTCCGCCACTATCTCGTCTATCGTGTCACAAACATCCGGTATACTTATGCCCGTAGTGACTTCCGTAGCCACACGGCCTACTGCGCGTATTCCTTGGTAAATTCCCGAGCAATACAACGCCTTGTTTTCGATCATATCTTCAGAAACAGCGCAACTGCTCAATAATATTAGGGCTAACAGAAAGAAAGGTTTCACGTGGAACGCCTCTTTTTTCGACGGCTTTTACCCGCAGTGTTCAAAGCTATCGCTACCGCTTGTTTTTGCCGATAGCCTTCCTTTTTTAGCTTCTTTACATTAGAACTGACTGCTTTTTTAGTCTTTCCTTTTTTAAGGGGCATATATCACCTAATTGATGGTAAATTTTCCACCACGCAACATGGCACCCATGCCACGACACGTTCCTTTGGTAACTGTACCTTTACCAAGGTTCTTGGGGGTGGGAATTTCCTTGTAATCACTAAACGGAACCTTTCCTTGGCCTCCAATTACTTCAAATTTAGTGGGTGTAGGGGTTTTTCTAGGTGGTGCGCCACCGGTTTTAACTCTACTCATGGGGTTTCTCCTGATTTTTCACGTAATCGCATGTTTTCGCGCCTGTCCGACGCCTCTATTCGTTGTTTGGTCTGCATTTCTTGCGAGTCTAGCCGCTCACCAAATTGCTGACCTCTTTGAGCCATCTTTTGGCCTTCCAGATTCAATTTACCCTGATCAATGGCAATATCGGACTGTACTTGCTGCCCTTTAAGGTCTATTTCTTGCTGCTTCAAGGCAATTAACGGGTCAGGGCCTTCTTCCTCGGCTCCCGGGCCATTTACAATCTCTTGACTGAGCTGCCTTACCCGCTGTAACTCCTGGGCAATCAACTGAGCCATATAAACTTCCATTTCAAGCAACATCTCATCACTTAGCTCTTCTCCGTTGGACCGTTTTTCAAATTCGATCATCGTAATCTCTTGGGATTTCAGTTTAACATGTTGTGTTACATGTTTTTGAAGTGCTGTAACGATCTCCGGAGACTGCGACACAATAGGGGAGGCACCAAAGGTAAGATGAGCCATGATATGAGCGTCATGGTTCTGCCCTTCAAACGCTTCTAACTCGGTTTTCTCCAAAGCGTCAATGTTTTCTTGCGCCGGGTCCTTGGGAACAGGCTGTGCCGTGCTAGGGGTCTTCAGAATCTTGTCAATATCACGTACCCCTAACGCCTCATACATGCGCCGAAAAGCTTCATAACTATTGTGCATTTCAGGGGCTTGCATAGCCAAATCGAGTTGAGCCTGTGCCAGCGCGATCCGTTGAGCCTGAGAAAAGATATTCGGGTTAGAAACCGGCAAAACATCTATGCGGTCATCAAAGTCCGCCGCCATTACTCGCTTGTCACCACCCACTACTGAAAACGGATACTCCTGTGGCAACGATTCGTGCATGACTCTTGCCAGAACCTTGAACTCCTTGCGCATGGAATAATGCAGACGCTTATGCACTGCACTCATCACGCGACTTCCCTGTTCCAGCATAGCTACGGTAGTCCCTACCGCCGCTTGTTGGTTGCCATCACCCACTTTCAGGTCCGTTATGGTGGCAAAGCGTTGACCTGCGTCCACCACAAAACTCAGTAACTGGAATAATGTCTGGTCGGGGCCTTTAAACGGCAACGGCATCAAGCTGTCACGAATGGCACCTCCGGGGGCATCTACATCCCTGAATTCACCGGGCTGCAAGGGGTCTGCCTCATCCCTAACTCGTAGTCCACGAGCCTTGAACCCGGCAGGAAGGTTGGAAAGCGTACCGGCGTCAATCAATTGACGTAATGCGGCGGTAGCTGTACGTGACAGACCACCTATGGCATGAATTAGTCCTAATCCGTAAAAACCAAAGCCCGGAAGGAACTTGTAATGAACAAAATACTGGATTTTAGCTTTAAGCTCGTCGTCCTCGGCATAGTTACGTCGAACAGACAAAATCTTATTGGCATCTTCGGCAATCGTTACTATATAAGGGATCTTAATGCCCGTTGGTTCGTTCTCTTCATCCACTTCTTCAAAGCCGGGTAGATCCAAATCTACATGAAATTCCAGCAGATTAGCGTCATATTCCATGTTTGTGGGGCTAACCCCTTGAATTTTATCCTGTTCTCGTACTACTTCATTATCAGAGAGCTGGGAAGGTAAGATGTCAACATCCCGGTAAAAGCCGGAAAGTTGTAGTTTCCGTAACTCGTTGAGGTCCATAGGTACAACATTGGTGATACACGGGCAAGTTTCCAGGTTACTTGTCTCATAAGGCACCACCAGTTGTTCTGCGGGGACAAATTTACTGACCGCACGGTCCAAACCTTCGTCATAATAGACTTTCTTGAAGGTAGACCCCGCTAATGGCAAATAAAACAGCATCTGGTCAAATTCTGGGGTGTATTCCTCCATGACGTCCATGATGTAGTAGTTCATGAACTCCTTAACACGAACCGCTTGCTGCTCCTTTTCCTTGGTTCTTTCGCCCATAATCGTTGTGCGTACCGGGCCATCTGAAGGTAATAACTCATTAAACGCTTGGGCTTGAAACTGAGTAGCCGCCTCGGCCAGCAACGGATGGGTTACACCGGTTGCTCCTCGAAAAGGCATTGTACGTTCTTCATAGACATAACCAAGCAGCTCCATTCCCGTGGAATAAGTCTGCTCCCAGTCATGGCGGGACATCTTGTTGCTCTGGAACTCGTTCAAAAGATCGTTACACATGGTGCCCAGATCACCATCGTCCATTTCTTCAGCTAGATTACGAAAAAAGTCGCTTTCATCAACTTCCATGGCCGAAGGGTCAAAGTCCACGATGACGCCGCCATCTTCTTGTTCAATCAATTCCACCGGACCCCCGTCTGAAGGTACAAAGGAACCGGGAGCTGCAATTTCTACTTGCTCTTCAAGAGTTAAGGAATCAGGAGTTTCTATCTCCTCTACCTTTTCAACCATTGTAGTAATCGGGTCGCCGTTAGCCATTAATTGTTTCCTCTTTTAATCATTATAAACCCCACCGTCCATCAGATACTGTTCAAACTTCGACCTTATATTCATGCTTTGGCGAGATAAAGACAGGTTGTTGTCTTGAATAAAGTTGAACAGTTGCTCAAAGTC